TGCAACATATTTAGCAATGGAAAGCTAGTATATCATAAATATAGGTGAAAATCAAGTCTTTTTGATTCAGAACCTACATATGAACACCAAACTAATAATAGTGTGTTGCACTGCAATAGCACTATCAGCATCTAGTGCGCCATATGATTATGTATTACCTCCCCAAAATTACCGTCACTGGACGATCTTAAAAGAAGTATGTGAGAAGAAAGAAACTTACGGCGCAAATGAATACGTAAAAGGCGGCAAAGTCTGTCGATGGACACACGTCCCGTATTGGCCAGATAATATACCTCCTAAAAAATGATTGATCCATTCACAGCCTTTGCAATGGCTCAAGGTGCTGTAAAGGGCATCAAGGCTGCTATCGCACTTGGAAAAGATATAAATGGTCTTGTAAAGGACTTTAGTAAGTTTTTTGAAGGAGCCGATGCTGTCCATGCTGCAAGCACGAAAGCTAAAATAGCTCAAATTGGGAAAACTGATTCTCAGCTTTCAAAGCAAGCACTTGAGTTTGCTATGTATAGTAATAAATTACGTGAGGATGAAAGAGCATTGAAGGATATGATTTACTGGGAGTTAGGTAAACCTCAAATCTGGGACGATATGATAAGGGAGCGTACTAGATTAATGAAAGAACGCCATGCAGAAGAAAAAGCAGCAGAAGAAGCTAAATATAAACATAAACAAAAGATGGCAGACTATTTTATGAATAGTCTACTTTTTATAGGATGTTCAGTCATGTTATTTGCAGTGATTATGGGCGGTGTCAGTTTTTATGGTGCAATGGAAGAACAAAGAATCTATCAAGAAAAGGTAGAAAAGAACAGACTATTAAGATATCAACGTGCAAAAGAAGCTGAACGTAAGCAAAAAGATGAAGCTTTAGAAGCAGTAAAATAAAGGTGAATAGAATGAAAACAATTGCAATTTTTTATCATCATCCAGAATGCTCTAAGGACTGTATTGATGGTATGAAAGAATGCCTATCAAACGACTATGAGATTAGTACATTCTCGCAAGATGAATGTAATCCAGAAACTCTAAGCAAATTTGATATGATTGCATTTCCTGGCGGTATTGGTGATGCTAGTAGTTATGATAAATTCTTTAGACGCAAAGCACAGAATGCAGTAGCGGATTATGTTGCAAACGGTGGAAGATATCTTGGCATATGCATGGGTGCGTATTGGGCAGGCAGCTACTACTTTGATATCCTTGATAGTGTAGATGCAGTACAATACATCAAGCAGCCTACAGCTACAGTCAAACGTAGTTATGGAACAGTCACTGAGGTGGTGTGGAATGATAAACTAGTCAACATGTATTTCTATGATGGATGCGCTTTGATAGGAGACTCTAGCAAATTCAAAACTGTTGCGACTTATGCTAATGGCGATACAATGGCTATCATACAGAATAGAATAGGCATCATAGGATGTCATCCAGAAAGTTTAAAGTATTGGTACGAAAAGCCTTGGAATTACATAAATAAGTATTGGCACGAAAAAGAACACCACAAACTTCTGTTAGAATTTGTGAATGAATTAATGAAAAGATAAGGAGATAGTTATGGCAGATTTAGGCAGTAAATCAACAGATGGTAGATTATCTTTCATAAAATATGTGACAGATAATAAGCGTTTCTTAGAGATAGAGTTTGAGATTGAAAAGGGTAAAAGTTCTATATTGTATACTAAGAAGGGTACTGGTTTACTCGCTGGAACTAAAGTGTTTAAAGAAGGTACAAAGATTAAGATTACAGATAAGAAACTGCACGAAATTTCAAACATGAAATTGGCAGCAGTTCAGATCGGAACTATTAGAGGGTTTATTCCAATCAACACAATTCGCAAGCCAACTGGTGGCAATGGAACTCAATATGAAGATGAAGTAGTTGATGCTATTAACGCATACATTTTAGAAGCTGGCGGAAAAATTGATATTAAACTAAAGGGCGACAGCAAAACATATAAAGATATATCATATGCAATAAAAGTGGATTCGCCAATCAAATCTAAAGCTGGTGTTAAGGGTGATCCAAAGGCTGATATTATTTTATGCAAAGACAATAAAAATCCAACTGGTGCTGGATCAATTTATATTTCACATAAAAAAGAAGGTGGACCAGAAGCCTTTCAACAGTATGGTGGACTGTCCGAACAATCAGGCAAACACATCTATGAACATCCTTTAGTTCAAAAATTCTTAGGTGCGGTTGCCGAAATTATAGGTACTTCTAGTCAATTACCTAATCCAGTAATGGGTGAATTTAAAGATATCTCTTTAGCTAATATGTCCATCTATGGTCCAGATTATGGCGGAGCATATTCACTTCAACACACTCAGCTTATTGGACAAGGCAAACCAGTATTCGCAAATACTGGGAAAGTCTGTGTGCTATCTTTCAGCAGTCATATGAGTTTGTCTGGCGATCTATCACATTTTACTGGAGGTTATATGCCAGTATTTGGAGCTACATTCCGCGCAGGACGAGGATTCACATACAAAGGAAAACGATATAATGGCGCCCGTGTCGCTATCTATCCATATAAATTGATGGCCACTAGAGGCGGCCTGATAGAAGTCAAAGTTAAATAATCTTACTTACTAACTTTTCTAACAGCAGGCTTTTTAGCTGGCGCTGGCGCTGGTGTTGCCTTTACTGCTGGTGCTTTCTTCTTAGCAGGTGCCTTTGTCACAGTATTAGACAAATTATTGCCTTCTTTGCTTGGCCATTCTTTAGGCGTTTCACGCTTTGTAGTTGGTGCTGGCTTTACCTTTTCGGGCACGACTTCTGTAGTAGTCTCAATTACATTTTTAATTGCAACGTCGGCTACAGTTTCAACTGGCAAAGGTTGTGTAGTCTCAGTTACAGACTTACGTGAAAATAGTTGTTTTAGTTTAGCGAACATTAAGTTTCTCCTAGATTATAAAGTTTTATTTAGCACGAATCAATCCCACAGTCCTTGATAGTACTTTCCAAACAGACGGAATCCATTTTGAATTCTTTCTTGCACTACTTTCATTCCGTCGTAGTCACACTTGTATGTGTGATTAGGTCCATCTTCCATGCTATACATTGTAGGCTTACCGTTCTCGTCCCATGCAGATGGTACTGTCTTCCAGTCAATCGTACCTTCACGTAATGCGTCTTCCCATGAATCGTCTAGTTTACATTCAAACGCAAAGATCATTTCATCCATAACCCAATCCCAACGCTTGAACCAGTTTTCATCTGTGTCCCATTCATTCTCTTTTGCAGGCGCAGCAGTTGAACGGAGTTCTTCTGGTACATCTTCATCATCTACAGATGGTGATCCATGCTTGTCTTTCTTAAGTTGCTTAAGCATAGGCAGAATGATATGCGCTAGAGTATGATCCATGCTCCAAGTGTCATAGCGATCAATCTTTACATACTCAATCTTAGGATGCACAAAATCAAGAAACTTCTTCCACGCTTCGCACAATGGAGTTAGCATGTTACTCAGGCGTACAATGATTGGCTCATCATAGTCAATCTCGCGCCAGAAAAACACTTTCTCAAGGATAGTGTAAGGACTTAGCCAGTGATTGCGGTATCCGCTTAGATAAACTTTCATGGATATTTTTCCAATTCTATTTGTTTAATATAATGACCATAAAGACGATTGTGCGCTTGCCTAACATTGATAGGCAGTGTTTCTCCAAGCCAATCTAAAGACTTTTGAATCTCACTAGATAATTCGCGTGATAGGCGCAATTCTTCACTTGTGCCTCTTGGATGAACTTCAAAATCATTTTGCATATTTATATACGTGTGGGTTGGGACGGACTCGAATCTCTTGACCAATCTCATACAATTTCTTCTTTTCGAAAGGCTCGTCATCAGCAAGTGATCCAAATTCTTTTTCCATATAATATTTACCTACAGCATTCATCAATTGATCCATAAGACTATTAGTGCCATTCGCATCATCTTCTGGAAAGAAACATATTGGCGATCTGCCCCATGTACGATACTTTAATGCTTCATGAAAAATTGAGCGGTGACGTTTATTCTTTGGATCAAACGTTTCATATGGCCGACCGAACTGCTGAATTTTGCTCATTATCAATTATCTCTAAAATGCGTTTAGCTTCTTTGCGAACTTCTGAAGTAACAGAGTGTCCGAATCCCTCAGGATTCAGAAGCTCTTTTAAAAAATTAATAATCTCAGATTCAGATTTGACCAGCATAGTCATCACCAGAAATGTGTTCATCTACTTTGGTAAAAAACGTATTGATTTTATGTTCTGTATTCCAAACTTGTGTGTACTCGTTATCTTCATCACACATAACCAGAGCCTCTTCCTCAGACACTACACGGTGCGAAATAATTGTTTCACCCAAATGCTTTTGAGAAAACTCTTTTGCTTCCTCTAGAGTAACTGTATCAAGTGCCCAGTCAGCTTTGTTATTTCCAAATTGATCAGTGCCTACAGGCACTTGCACCATGTAACGTTGACGGAATTGAGAGATAGTCTCTACCAATACCCACTGCAATGCTTCTTTCTTTTTCATAGTCCAGCTTCCATTTCCATTATCAATCCATTCAAGTGTATCACCAGTTTTCCATCCTTGAGATTCCAAAAGTTCTTCTGGAAGTGGTAGGATCAAGTCACCAGTTTCCTTATCTTCTTCTAAAGCAATAGTCCAGTTTTGTTTGTCCATCATCATGTAGTTCTCCAAAAAAATTTAATCGATACGCAAGTATAACATAGCAAACGCGGAATGTCAAGCAGTCAGCATTCGAATCAGTCCAACGGAATCTATCGTTACAAGTAAGGCGTAATTAGACAGCATACCAAAAGATTTACGGCTGTAAGCAGCCCAAGCATACAAGACGCAACCCAAAATCCATACAGGGTATAATGCCATGAGTGGAGGGTGTGGTACGGTGAGAGCCATTGTGATAGAACAGAATATACTGATAGCCCAAGCAAACAACTCAACAGCAAAACGGAGAGGGTAAGACCTGTAATCATTTTTTATCCACTCAATTGTAGGATCAAATATTTTCGGAATATATTTCAATCTGACACTCCCATTCCGTTAGGAGCAATGTTGCCTTGAACACCAAGTGTTCCAATATTCTCAATCAACTTGGCATCAAGATGGTCATATAATAAATGCTCAATGTCAATGTACCCACCAGCATTCAATCGCTCTACCATATGCTTAAACATATCAAGGTATGCGTCCTTAATGTATGGAAGTAGTGTAGTATCAAAGCTCCACAAACGACTCATGTACTGAAGAGTTACATCTCCAGTTATATTAGGAGCAAATTGACTTGTGAATGGTCCTCGAATGACAATCTTATCTGTAGCTTTCATATGCTTATCATAATCAAAGCTATCATTCAATGTATATCGACCACTCATTTTAAATATGCGCTTATAGTTGTTTTGCCAACCTTTTGCATTAATTTGATCAAAGAAGGATCCAAACATAATAATCTCAATCATGTTTTTTACAATGTCGTGATTAGGGACTTGTTGAATCTGTTTGATGTTGTCTTCATCAACAAAGCTATAAAACTTATCGATATACTTCGATAGGATTTCTTGCTCTTGCTCTGTTATATGTTCATGCCCACCGTCTAATAGAATAATTTCTGCATCACATTTATTCCTAATAGACTCACACGTTTTGGTCGTTTGATCAAGTCTAGTTTTTGCATCGTATATTCCATGTTTTGCATGAATTGCAGAAGATACTAAGAATACACTTTCACTTTTTACATTATCTTGCATTTGTTTCTCACTTGTTAGCTTGCTACTTTTTTAGCTGCGGGCTTTGCTCTAGGCTTTTTGACTGGTTCAGGAATGCCATTTTCTTTATTCAGAAGTTTTTCTAGACGGACTTTTACTTCGTCACCTTCCATCCAAATGTCTCTATTGTTCATTATAGACTTTATTTCCTCATCTGTCAAGAAGCCATTGTAGATTTTATTGATGATCTTTTCCGACCACTTGCGCTCTTTGATAAGCTGGTCATACATTTCACCACCTTTGCCAAATGTGCCACCTGAGTAATTGTGGAACATGAACATGCAATGCTCTGATATCTCAAAATTATCTGCTGATAGAAAAATCATAGTAGCTGCTGACATACACATACCTTCTGCGGATGCAACGATAGTAGCTCTAGATTCTGTCATAGCTCTAATGAATTGAATGGCGGTGAATAAATGACCGCCTTCTGAATTGATATGCAATTTGATAATGTCATTATCTTCTGCATTCCTAATCATCTCAAATACTTTTGTATAGCACTTGGGTTCGTCAATCATTCCCGACAAATATACTGTGTATAGATTTCCAAGAGGTTTAGTAATAAATGACTCTGACGTATCAATAATGTCTAATAAAGACTCTTCATTCGAATTTTGTTTGCTCATAATTTCTCCATGTTTGTGTATCCATACTTACAAATATAATAAGAATCAATTATATCAGAAGATGGGTTCCATTGTTTCTCTGTCATGTTGAACTCATGCTTCAACTTTAAATCACATTCAAGCTCAAACGCATCTTGCATCTTTTGCTTATCTGAATTGCCTTTACCAGTAGCAAACTTTTTGATAACTGTAGGAGCAATCCCCAATACAGGTATCTGAAACTGCCACAATCTGTACTTCAATATGCCAGTGTTTTCTGCAATGTTGAATACTCTACCTCTAGAACCCATAGAGTAGTCTTCGATAAAAACTCTTTCAACATCATTCAATAGAACAATGTCAATGAACTTAGAAGAGATTACATCATACCTCTGCATATCATCTTCATATTCAAAGTACTCACCTATGATGTTCTTAACTTTTACATCATACTTTTTCAACTGTGTCAGAAAATTTAGTCTACAATTCTCAAAAGTGAATTCAGGACTTTCAGTATCAAAAATGCAAATTGCTGGTGAGGTCATCGAATAATCGATGCCAGCTATTTTCATTCTCGTTCTTTCCATTCATCATCTTCATCATACACATCTTCAATAAGTTTATCCCACTCATCCGATTCGCCCGTATGATCCAATGCATCAACTGATACGATATCTTCTAATTCTTCTCCGCAGCAAGCACAAAATATTGGTGTCGATTCTGTTCCCGTTACAACGATTTCTATTTGGTATTCTGCTCCACACGAATCACACAAAATTTGATAGTTTGACATTTATAGCTCCTTAGTAATAACACTGTCAGAACTATATATGCTCCTAGAATTTTATGCTTTGCCCCAAACGTCATCCCACTTACCAGATAAAGCACCCTTAGAATAATCTGTTACTCTATTCTCAAAAAAATTCGTGTGCGTAGGCGCATTAATCATCTCTTCTACCCACGGTAGAGGATTTCTCTTACGCTTAAAGATACCTTTCATGCCAAGACTGATCAGGCGTCTGTCTGTGATGTAACGGATGTATTCTTTAACATCTTCTTTTGTAAGATTCTGCATTGGTCCTAATTCAAATGCAAGATCAATAAACTTGTCTTCTAGCTGAACCATCTTCTCTGCGATAGTGTAGATACGACTCTTCAAGTCATCATTCCATATCTCACGATTCTCTTCAATATATGTACGGAACAACTTAATCATTCCTTCTGTATGCTGGGTTTCATCAACGATAGACCAAGTGATGATCTGACCCATACCCTTCATCTTACCATGCCGTGCAAAGTTAAGCAACATGATAAACGAACTGAACAATTGCATACCTTCAGTAAATGCAGAGAATACTGCAACGTCTGTAGCAATAGAAGTTGCGTCTTTAGTTTTATTTGACATATCAAGTAGGTACTCATGCTTATCACGCATCTCTTGGTACTCTAAGAATTCATTATACGTAGTCTCAGGCAATCCTAACGTTTCAATCAAGTGACTGTATGCAGCAATGTGCAAAGCTTCACGCGCGGAGAAGCCTAGCAGCATCATTCGAACTTCAGGCTGAGGAAAGTTTGGTAGATAATTCTTAACATATCCACCAGCAACATCAATGTCACCTTGAGTAAAGAACCTGAAGATATGTGTTAGAAATTTCTTTTCTTCATTAGTAAGATTCTTCTTCCAATCTTTTACGTCATCAAGCATAGGAACTTCGGTATGAAGCCAATGACTCTGTTCATGTTTTAACCATGCGTCATATGCCCATGGATATTGAAACGGCTTGAAGTGTGATCTTTCATCCATTAACGTCTGTGTTATTGTAATTTTTTTTGCGTTCATTATTGTTGTTCACTCGCTGTTAGTTTAATGTCTAGTTTTGGAAACTTCTCACGAATCAATGCGAAAAGTTCCTCTGGTGTTTTGCCTTGTCCTACAAATGTATTAGTCTCTTTCATCCATGCATAGAATCCTTCACTATGTTTTTCGATTAGAATTTCTTTTATGGACAGTTCTTCTTTCTCTTCTTTACTATCATCAAGTAGTAGAAATAGAAATAATAAAAATAAATTTATGATTAGTTGCATTTATCAATTGCACCAAGATTGTTTCGCTTCACCGTAGTATTCTCTTGCATATCCATTCTGAATAAGCATTGTACGGAGACTCTTACCGTCAAGAATAACGTCACCCAATACTCTACCGCCATACTTGTCCCAATCCATTAGAACAACTTGGCGATGTGTAGCCGCATTAATCTGTGACTTTGTAAATGCCGAAGCAGCTTGACCCTTTACATCTTCACTAGGACATCCGGCACGAAAGCCTTTTTCAGGCGTGTCTACACCAAATACACGAATGCTGAGTTCCTTTTTTAATGGATCAGGCAAAAAGTTTGCTTGAAACGCTACTGTGTCACCATCAATTACTCGCGTAATGATAGCATCATATGTGACACCTTCTTTTTGCTTTTGTGCAAATGATACTGTTGCCAATAAAGACAACGCTAGAATTGTTAATAGTTTTTTCATTTTTCTTCCTTTTCGTACATAACAGTATCCGTATCACCTAAAGCCCATTTGGCATCAGTTTCAACAGACCATCTTTTTGTTGCTACTTTAAAATCTGGACGTTTCAACTCACTAGGATTGCTTGATGGTTCAAGTATAAGCAATCTATTATTTGGTTGACACGCAAATTGACCATTGTCACATTTTATAAAGTTATACGATTTATGGTCTTCTGGGTCTTCTGAGAATCCAGTGTCGATTGTATTAAAATCTGGATGTGCTGAATCTACTGTGAACATATATTCACCATACATCCAACCACCACTCTTTAATTTGAATTTACATTTCATCGATTGAAGTTGTGCTTTCTTTAACACTGTAATGTCATAGCTTAAGCAATCCCATAACTGCAAGTAATCAAGTGGTAGAGGCTCACCTTCGATTGGCTTCCAGCAGTATGCGCTGATAGGAAGCTTATCATATAGTGCGCCGTAGTTATTCAAATACGACTCAATGCGAAAAGCTTGTCCACGCAAAGATTTAATGCTGACCCACCAACACGATTCTAGTTGACCATGACCACGTTCAAAATCGTAAAGAAACTCTTTACGAACAAAGCATTTTACTGGAGGTAGATTTGCTATGATGTGTGCCATTTATCCCTCACACGCCAAGCATGTATCTCCATCGATTAGTGCAGTCATGTTTAATTCCTTAATGATATCACGCTCGATCTTCTTAGAAACTTTATCTGCTTTACCAATCTTTTCTGAACGGCAGTAGTATAGCGTCTTAAGTCCTTGTTTCCATGCCTGAAAGTGTACTGCATGGAGATACTTCACGTTCACATCTGGTCTAAAGAATAGATTTAGCGATTGTGCTTGATCGATATATTGCTGTCTATCTGCTGCAAGTTCAATGACCCAACGTTGGTCAATCTCCATAGAAGTCTTGAACACATCTTTGTTCCAATCATCCATCCAAGTCAAATGTTGTACTGATCCATCATTCGCAATGATTGAAGACCAAATGTCATTGTAATCATTAGTTGATATTGTTTCACCGTCACCTGCCAAATAATTTTGAATAACTCTATCAAGCCACTTATTCTTATTCAATGAAGAACCTGATAGTGTATCTTGGCGATATGCGTTAGCACGATACGGCTCTACAGAAGGTGATGTATTGCCCATGATAATACTGCTTGATGCGTTAGGAGCAATAGCCATAACGTGAGCAAACCGCTGCCCTGTCCCCACTGCATCGGGAGCTTCTCCTCTAGTTTTTCCCAAAGCGAGATTAGCTTCATCTAGTTTAGTCCTAATATGTTTGAAGATTCTATAGTTAGCAGATTTTGCTAATGCGCTTTCCCATGCAAGATTATTCTTCTGTAAGTATGCATGAAATCCTAAAGCACCAAATCCAATAGAACGTTC